GCAATTGGTCAAAGGTGCGTTCCGAATGCTCACACTCAAATTAGGACAAGCAAATGTTCCGCTCATTGTCACAAATCACACATACGATGTCATCGGAGCTTACGTACCAACTAAAGAGATGGGAGGAGGCAGTGGCCTCAAGTATGCCGCCAGTACGATCATTTATCTCAGCAAGAAAAAAGAAAAGGATGGAACAGAAGTTGTCGGAAACCTTATCAAGGCTAAGACTGCTAAATCGCGTTTGAGTAAGGAGAACAAAAATGTTACGGTGCGTCTTTATTACGATGAGCGTGGTCTTGATCGATATTATGGTCTTCTTGAACTCGGTGAACTCGGTGGTCTCTGGAAAAACGTGGCAGGTCGTTATGAGATAGACGGTAAGAAAGTGTACGCAAAAGCCATCTATAAAGATCCTGAAACATATTTCACCCCTGAGGTGATGGAAAAACTTGACGAGATTGCACGAAAGGAGTTTAGTTATGGAGAATGTTGAGTTTCTAATTCTTAGAAACCTTTTACATAATGAAGAATATGTTCGTAAAGTCATTCCTTTCATTAAAGCAGATTACTTTGAGAACCGCAGTCAAAAAATTGTCTACGAAGAGATACTTAAGTTTGTAGAACAATATAATAAACCAGTCACTAAAGAGATTCTCTGTATTGAAACAGAGAAGCGTCAGGACATTACTGATGGTGACTACAAAGAAATTACCCAGTTGATCTCTGCTTTGGAAGAAGCACCAACAGAGTTTGACTGGTTGGTTACGACCACGGAAAAGTGGTGTAGAGATCGTGCCATTTACTTGGCACTGATGGAGTCTATTCACATTGCTGATGGCAATGATGAGAAAAAGAATAGGGATGCTATTCCTACTATTCTTTCTGATGCTTTAGCAGTTTCTTTTGATACGCATGTAGGTCATGACTATCTTCAAGATTATGAATCGAGATATGAGTCCTACCACAGGAAGGAGGACAAAATCGAGTTCGACCTTGAATATTTCAATAAGATTACGAAGGGTGGTCTCCCGAACAAAACGCTTAATATTGCTCTCGCTGGCACTGGTGTCGGTAAGAGTTTGTTTATGTGCCATGTCGCAGCTGCAGCACTCCTCAATGGAAAAAACGTCTTATACATCACGGCTGAGATGGCTGAAGAAAAGATTGCGGAGAGAATTGATGCTAACCTCCTCAACGTTCCTATTCAGGAGATAGGAGAACTTCCTAAGTTGATGTTTGAGAATAAAGTAACAAATCTCTCTAAAAAGACTCAAGGCACCCTAATTATTAAAGAGTATCCTACCGCTACTGCTCATGCAGGACATTTCCGTGGTCTCCTTAATGAACTCGCTATTAAGAAATCATTTCGTCCTGACATTATTTTCATTGATTACCTTAATATATGTGCTTCCTCTAGGTATCGCGGAAACCTTTCTGTCAATTCATATAGCTATATCAAAGCAATTGCTGAAGAGCTTAGAGGACTCGCTGTCGAAGCGAACGTACCTATCGTATCTGCCACCCAGACTACCCGTTCTGGTTATGGCAGCTCTGACGTGGAGCTTACTGATACTAGTGAGTCCTTTGGCTTGCCTGCTACTGCTGATCTTATGTTTGCCCTTATTAGTACTGAAGAGCTCGAAGAACTGGGACAGATTATGGTGAAGCAGTTGAAGAACCGATATAATGACCCGACCATCTTCAAGCGGTTCATCGTTGGCATCGACCGTGCCAAGATGAGACTTTATGATTGCGAGCAAACTGCTCAGACTGATGTGGTTGACAGTGGTCAGGAAGAGGAGTATAGTTATGATGACAAACCTAAAAAGTCCTTTGATGGATTCAAATTCTAATGAACGGTTACTATTCTGTATTTGATCCAAACGGCAAAAAGATTGCTGACTGTGGTATCGAAAGAGATGCAGTCAACCTCTTGCATACCAGAAACAAATACTGGGATGGACACTACTTCACGTTCAATCCTCTGCCCGGTGACATCATCAATGTCTCCAGTGGTAAGCAACTTCCTTCCCGTGACATCGTAATTAATATGGACGGTGGTGTTGGTGGTAGTTGGCAAGAAGTTGAATACGTTGAAATTAAAGGACAAAAACTAGAACTACAACAATCTGATTTAAAAGAAGTCGATCTATGAACAACTACATTGAGTTTGTAAAACAAACCACTAGCGCACCTAGTCTTGACTACGCTGTGATGGCAACACGTTTTGCTGAACTGGAAGCTAATGATGTAAATACAACTCAACTTCTTACCGCTGCCTTAGGTCTCACCGCAGAGTCTGGTGAGTTTACTGAGGTTGTAAAAAAGATTGTCTTCCAAGGCAAACCTTATAATGAAGACAATGTGTTCCACATGAAGCGTGAACTAGGAGATATCTGCTGGTATCTTGCTCAAGCATTCATGGCACTTGACACTAACTTTGATGAGATTCTTGATATGAATATCGAGAAACTCAGTGCTCGATATCCTGAGGGAACATTCGACGCATACTATTCTGAAAACCGTAAAGAGGGTGACCTGTGATTAATTTTGATGATATGGAACTTATGCAACTTAAGTTCTGCATGGACCAAACCAAAAATCAAATGTTCATGGGTGGAGAGATCCGTCGTCATGCCTCAATTACTGAAAAGGTAAAAGTAGAGATGGATCGTCGAAAGGAGTCAACTGGTGCATATACCCCAGAGGCAGTGACTCGTCAACTTGAAAAAGAAATTAATGAATTGGGAGGAGAGATCTGATGGATGCAGCAGTAGAAGCATGGAACACTATGGGGTGGTTTGAGGGTTTCCTCTTCACCGCGTGGCTTGTCGCCCTTTACGTGGGCAAACTTAAGATTGATCAACGGTTTGCTCGTCGTACCGTATATCGTGTAAAACTAGAAGAGCAAAAATGAAACTACTGACGCTTGAGGACTACGAAAAGGCAGGTGAAGACTTCTGGCCTAAGTATTGGTATGTCGCTAAAGAACTTGGTGAGGGTGCTAAGGCAGAAGACGTACTGAAAGTTATGGAAGCAGTCGGTAGTGTTGCATTGAAACTTGCTCTAGAAGAAAAAGAAGGACCCTTTGGTTTTAATAAAAAGAAAGAAGAAGAATAAATACTTGAAAAAAAGTAATGGCTGGCGAAGCAGGTTTTATATACGAAACCAAGATCCACAAAGCGTTGAAAGCAGAAGACTTAGTTCCTGCAGGTTTCACTCCTGCAGGTTCTGATGCTAATGCCCCCGACGCTATGTTTTTGTATGGGGGCAAAGATAATAAACTAGAAATCAAACTCGACCTTAAAGCAGACTACGGACAAGGTTCGTTGTCATATGATTTCAAGACTAAGAAGTGGGGTCTAGGTGGTGCTAAGACTGCATCGGCACAAGAGATGCGTGACCTTCTAAATGCTGTTGGTATTCTAAAGTTCGTCAAACAAAAGTGGGGAGATAAAGGATCACCAAACAAAGGTCAAATACCATCAAAGTCATTCACTGATGATATGGTTAAGTCTGACTATGCTCGTTTTAAGGATGCTTTTCTTCCTATTAATACTAGGGCACTTTGGGACTACTATGCTACTAAAAAAACTTATTATATTCAAGTTGGTGGATATGGTCTATACTATATGAAAGAGAATCCTGCCAACCTCCCCGTTCCACAGTTCAACCCTAAACTTAGAATACGTATTAGAGTCAAGAGAGGTGGGAGCAGACCTATAGACAACTATCGCTTCACCACCGCACTACAAGTTGTGACAAAACCTAAGAAATCACCTTATGACTTGGACAAAGATGTGGTATTCCTCAAAGCAAATTACACGACTTGATAAATAATATATAAGAAAAACGTATATAGATGAAAAGTTTCTTTCAGTTCCTAAGTGAATCGGAGTCACAAGCTGCGACACAGGCGAGAAAACTTGGTTTGAAAGGCGACGGTCACGGTGGTTGGTTGAACCGTGCTGGAGAGTTTGTAGCAAAAACTGAAGACGGAAAACTTAAGTTTTTTAATAAGAATCAGAAACCTGGTAAGGACCCAGACCAAACTCCCAATAGTAAGAAAGTACAACCTATCCTCAAGACAAAAACAATGTCGGTGGATAAGACATCACAGAAAGAGAAAGGTGGTGAAGAGAAAGTAGATGATAAAGAAACTGCTACAAGCGAAACACTAACTCTAGCGTTTGGTCGTTTCAACCCACCAACTGTGGGACATGAAAAACTTTTGAAGATGGCAAGTAAGACTGCCGCTGGTGGTGACCTTAAAATATATCCCTCTAGAACACAGGATGCCAAGAAGAACCCTCTTGACCCTGACATGAAAGTCTCTTACATGAGAAAGATGTTCCCTGACTTTGAGAAGAACATCGTTAATGATGAAGAGATGAGATCCATATTCAATGTCCTTCAGAATGCTGATGGTGAATACAAGAACGTCACCATTATCGTTGGTTCTGATCGACAAGCAGAGTTTGAAAACCTCGCCACTAAGTATAATGGTGAGTTATATAACTTTGATGAAATACGTGTAGTATCTGCTGGCGTAAGAGATGCAGATGCTGAAGGTGTTGAGGGAATGTCAGCATCTAAGATGAGAAAGGCAGTCGCAGATGACGACTTTGAATCATTCAAGAGAGGTGTCCCTGCTAGTGTGAAGGATGCTGATGCTCAAGCACTTTTTGATGCTGTTCGCACAGGCATGGGTGTTAAGAAGCAGAAAGTCACTGCTGAGATGTGGGAGATTGCACCAAGATATGATGCTAGAGGTTTGCGTGAACAGTTTGTCAACGGACTTATCTATAATATCGGAGACATAGTTGAGAGTCTAAACACAGGTTTGATTGGTAAAATCATTCGTAGAGGCACTAACCATCTTATCTGTGTTACAGAACAAGACCACATGTTCAAGTCTTGGATACGTGATGTCATGGAATATACTGAGAAGAAAATGGAGAGGAGGTATAGAGTTCCTGGTAAACCAAACACTCTTGAAGGAACCGGTGGTTATAGGAAGAATGCTATGGCAGCGATGGGCGTCAAGAAAATTAAGAACTTCAATGTAGAAGACTTCATAAATAAGTACAAGGTTAAGAAGTCATAGTATTACCATGTCTAATGGAATCGGTAAGAATCCTTTAACTGATATCTCTAAGGTTTACATAGAGACTATCAGAGAAAGTTATAAGATTGAGCCTCCTAAGGAGAAGTTGAAGACTGATAGAAATATGTTCAACATCCCTAAGGATGAACAACAAGCTGCTAAGGAAAGACTCCTCGCTAAGACTAAGGCAAAACGTGCTAAAATGAAGGAAGCACTTGACCCTGTAGGCAAGGAAGATGGTGATGTCAATAATGACGGTAAGAAGGATAGTAGCGATTCTTATTTACTGAAGCGTCGTAAGGCGATTGCCAAAGCGATGAAGACTCGTAAGGAAGAAGTTGAGATGCAAGAAGGCATCCGTGACGAAGATCCTGAAAAAGGAACCAAGGAGCGTAAGGCACGTCTTGAGAAAAAGCGTGGCATGAAGATGGACGATCATCCTCAGTATAAGAAAGAGGAAGTTGAGGTTGATGAGGCAATGTCTTCTTATGATAGAAATCGTAAGAGAGCAGCACAGAGAGCAGCAGACAGAAATGCTGCCCGTGCAGCAGGAAAGACTGGTGTAGTTCCTGGTGTTGGTTATGTATCTCCTAGAAAGGAGAGAGAAACTTATGTTGACTCTGCTGGAACAACCAGACATAAATCCGGTGCAAAAATGGAGTCATATTCTTCCTGGAGAGATGATCTTCGTGAAGTAATGACTGACACTGAGATGGAAAAGAAGGTAAAGGAAAAAAAGGTCAGTAACGTCGTGAAGATCAACCCTAAGTTGGGTGAAGCAGTAGAGGAGATGGGTGGGGAAATAGTTGAAGTAAGAGAAGATGAAATTATTGAAAGCATTTATCTTGAACTTATTGATGAGGGTTACTCTGCAGATGATGTTGAAGATGCCATTGAGTTTGCTATTATTGAAGAACTTAATGAAGTAAGTGATAGTTACTATGATTCTGCTGTTAAATCATCTAAA